GGTTTTTATAGAGAAAATCCCGATAAAGATGAGTGTTTATTATTAATAATAAGTGAAGTGGTAGAAGCTGCAGAAGCTTATATAGAACAAGGTAATATAACACCTCCAACACCTGCTGAAAATATACCCGAGCCGCAGAAATATGATATAATAAATCAGTACAAGGAAAATTTTGTGTATGAATTAGCAGACATTGTTATAAGATATGCAAGTTATACAAAGTATATTAAATACAGATTTAAAAATGTAAAATTTGTAGGTACGAGTATTAAAGAGCCGCTATGCTTTTTAACGTATATAACAAGATTAATTTTAAGTTGTGAATATAACGAAAAAATAATATTTGAGATAGATGAGTTTTGCAAGTACCATAAAATAGATATCGAAAAATATATAGAATTAAAAATGTGGTACAATACAAAAAGAACATATTAAAGAAAGGGGTAGACAATGAGGAAAGCTAAAGGGGCAAGGACTAAAAAAGTAAAATTTTTAGAAGTTTCAACAGACAATGAAACAACCATTTTAACACTCGCAAGAGCTTTGAAAATATATCTTGAAGAAACGAAAAACGGTGACAGATATTTTACAGGTGAGACAAAAGCAAGTTTGACAAGATCCATAACAAAATGTAAAGATCTTGTTGCTGCAATGGAAAAAAACGTTAAAGTGTCTAAAAGACAATTAGATTTGGCTATAGATATTGCACGGGATTTGTTTATAAATAATACCGAAAAATTCAGGATAAAAACGGGGGTTTCTATGGAGGATACATTTTTAAAAATACAACTTGTGCAAGCTAAAACAATAGAAAAAGTAACAGTCAGCAGTTGTAATTTGAACAGTGTGTATAAAGATAAAGCTTTGAAATTATGTAGGAGCGTTGACAAGTTTTACAGTCAGATTTTTAAGATATTAGATGTTACCACGGACAAATGATAATATTAGAGAGCCTTGATGGGTTCTCTTTTTATTTACAATAATTGTTTTATGTTGTATACTTATAGTAACGTTATATATTTACAGAAAGGGGGTAACAATTGAAAATTACATATAAACAGGTGGAGGACTTACAAGGATACGGAAACAATAATAAAATACATTCTGAGAGACAAATTAAACTGATAGGTGAAAGTATTAAAGAGTATGGATTTAAACAACCCATAGTCATTGATAGATATGATGTAATAGTAGCAGGTCATGGCAGGGTTGAAGCCGCAAAATTAATAGGGATGGAACAATTACCATGTATTGTAGCAGATGATTTAACAGAGCTACAAATAAGATCTTATAGAATAGCAGATAATAAATTAAGTGCCTTGGCTGATTGGGACGAAGAAGCCCTAAAAATAGAACTAGAAGACATATCAAAAGTTGTTGATTTGGGTGGTTTAGGTTTTGATAGTACGGAGTCAAGCGTATTACCCAATATTAACAGTTCCGATACTGATATTGAGTTGATAGAAGAAGAAGATATTGATATGAGCTATAATTTTATAATAAAATGCGCAGATATAACGGAGTTACGAGATTTGCAAACAAAACTAAATACCGATGTGGACGAAACAAAGCAAGTTTTAAAAGTAAAATATGCTGATTTAGTGTTATGAAAATTTTGTTTATGGAAATCAAAGATAAACCAGAAAAAACAATTGATGCACATGTAAGAAACTGTATAGAATTAAGAAAAGAGCTCATAAAAAAAGGCTTTTTTTGTGATATATCATACAGTGATACACATTTAAATTATATGCATAATGAATACGATGTGGTTATAGTTTCGTATGCTAGTTATTACGCTAATGTAAAAGACATGCTGAAAGTTATAAATAATAATAAAAAAGCTAAACTATTTTGGTTAACTAATGAATATAATTTGACACCTAATGGTAGTTTGGGTAAAATTTTTAGAGAGAGGAACGCAGAAATCATTGCAAACTATGAAAAGAGTTCTAAAAGTTTAAAGTGTTTCAGGAAGTTTAATTTTTTAAATATCAATTTGCTTTTTTATGATGAAAAGCCAAAACAAGATAAAAAGTATAGTTTCGTTTATTACGGTACTTTTAGAAAAGACAGAGCAAAGTATTTTAAAAAATACTTTGATGAGAATATTATAGTTTCAACAAGTAAGAAAAATATAAAAAAGTTTAGAACTTTAGATGTATCTTGCAAGTTTGCTAATAAGTTTACGTGGGGTAAAGAAGACACATTAGGACTTTTTCGGTATAGTTTGTATATTGAAGACATACATATACACACAAACTTTAATAATTTAGCTAATAGGTTTTATGAGAGTTTATCGAATGATACAGTTGTATTATTCGATAACAACTGTATCAACACTTTAAAAAAATCAGAGTTAACAGATTATCAGGATTTTTTAATTGAAAGTACGGATTTAAAAAACAGAAATTATGAGGAAGATTTAAAAAAACAAAGTAAATGGAAAAAACTGGTAGCAGCTGAAAGGGTAGTAATGCTTGAAAATTTTGTAGAAATTATAAAAGGGGGTAATAACAATGAAAAGTAAAGCACCAGAAAAATTAAACATTAAAAAGCACTATTACGAACTAAGAGTACAACCGAAATTAAAGCTAATACAAAATTGGTGTAAAGACGGAGAGCTAGAAGCTACAATATGCAAAAGATTAGGCGTAGGAATTTCAACTTTTGCAAGGTATAAAAATAAATATAAGGAACTAAGAGAAGCTTTAAAAAATGGTAAAATGGAAATAGATTATATGGTAGAAAATGCACTGCTTAAAAAAGCCCTTGGTTATAAGATTAAAGAAGTGCAAAAGATCACAGACCCAGACGGTGGGCTAACTATTAAAGAAACTTTGAAGGAGATACCTCCGGACACAACAGCCCAAATATTTTGGTTAAAAAACAGAGTAAAAGATAAGTGGCGAGACGTAAACAAGGTTAAATTACAAGGGAATATTGAAGTTAATAGCTTACAGAAATTATCGGACGCAGACCTAGAAAAGTTGGCTATAAAATATAGTATAAAAGTGTAGGAGATAACGTTGATAGATCAAACCAGACGACTCGAGTTAATAGAAAAAATACAAAAGATACAGCAACAAGAAAAAATTTTGAAAGAACTTAAAGTCAGAAGATGTAAAAAATCACTTCTAGCGTTCACAGAATATACCAAGAAAAACTATAAAGCTAATTGGCATCATAAATACACAGCTCGAAAATTAGATGATTTTATAACAGGTAAAATAAAAAAATTAATGATATATATGCCACCACAGCATGGGAAAACAGAACTAGGAACAAGAAGAACAGTGGCAAAAGTTTTAGGAGATTATCCAGATAAAAAAGTGGCTATATGTGCTTATAATCATACAGTTGCAGCGAGTTTTAACCGTGATATTCAAAAGATAATGGACAGTGAGGAGTACTTAGACGTGTACCCAGATACTAGACTCAGTGGAAATACGGAGAAAAACTCAAACAATTGGTTGCGTAACTCAGACGAATTTCAAGTAGTAGATCACGAAGGTAGTTTAATTAGTGTAGGTGTTGGGGGAGGTTTGACGTCAAAAACAGTTGACATGCTAATTATAGATGATGTATACAAGGATCATAAGGAAGCTTGGTCACCGCTACAGAGGAAAAACGTGACAAATTGGTTTGATGCAGTTGCAGAAACAAGATTACACAATGAATCACAAATACTTATAATATTTACAAGATGGCACGACGAAGATTTGGCAGGATATATTCTAGACAATGAGGACAACAACACATGGGAAATTATAAAGTTTCCTGCACTAAAAGTTGATGATGATAATAACGAGGACCCAAGAAAAATTGGTGAGGCGTTATGGGAAGAACGACATTCAAAAGAAAAAATATTGAGGATAAAGAAAAAGAATCCTGTAATATTTGCTAGTTTATATCAACAAAATCCTAAGCCTTTGGAAGGGCTTTTATACAACAGAGGGTTTAGGACATATAATAAAGAAAAACTAGAAGAGCTTGTAAAACTTGGTGTACCTGTAAAAAGTTATACAGATACCGCAGACAGTGGATCAGATTTTTTAGCCACTTTTGTTTTTTTCGAATGGGAAAACAAAGTGTATATTAAAGATGTTTTATATACTCAGAAATCGATGGATGAGACAGTTATATTGTGGGCTGAGATACACAAAAACAATAGTGTAAATCTAGCTAAAGTAGAATATAATAACGGAGGTAGACATTTTTCAGTACACGCAGAAGAGAAATTAAAACAAGTATTAAAATATCACAAGCTAAAGGTTACAGGTTTCCATCAGACAGAAAACAAAGTAGCTAGAATATTAAGTCAGTCAGCTTGGATACAAGAAAATATATTTTTTCCAGAAAATTGGCACATGTTGTGGGAAGATCTTTATTTACATCTAACACATTACACCAAAGAAGGGAAAAACCAACACGACGATGCAGAGGACGCTTTAACAGGTGTTGCTGAAATGGTGCTAGGAAAAACTAAGAGGTTAAAAGCTATGCAA